ATCTCGCCGAAGCGGGCATAGACCGTCAGAAGCTCCTGGGCGTTGGACTGCGGCTGAAAGAAGTCCACGGGCTTCTGCGTCGATCCCGACCGCTGGTCGCTCTGGACGTGCCACCGCTTCCACGGGAACATGGTGTCCCCCGTCTCGCCGCCGGAAAGGAGATCGTCGTTGACGACCACCTGGGGACCGGACGAGATTGAGAGGTTGTTGACGAGCGAGCGCAGGGTGGCATTCATCACGTCGGCCACGTCCGAAAGGATGTCAGGCAGGCCGTTGCCAACTGGTGTGCCGGGCACTTTCTCGAAGGACGAAATGAAGTAGGGGTGGCGCTTGCGCGGCGAGGGCGAAAGCTGGACCTTGATGACGTAACGCCCGATCATCCAGGCTTGGACCATGTAGTCCCGGAGGGGATCAGCGATGCCATCCCTTTCGGTCATGCCATATTCCAGCAGGGTGCGCCCCTGGACGTTGCCGTGGTATTCGATGCACGAGATCATGGCCGACGTGTTCTGCGTCGGGTTCTCCCGGTTCTCGTAGCCCGCTCGCTCGCTGTCCTCGGCGTCCGGTGTATCTGTCAGGCCGCCGCGCCCATACTCCTCCAGGACCGTGCGGATGGCATCGACGTTGTAGCCGGGGAGGTCGAGGAGATCGTTGAGGTCGGCACGAGTGATGCGGGTCCGCTCGATGACGGAGGCGTCTTCGATGTCGGACACGCCCGGCGTCCACCAAATGTCGAAGGGCGAGATACGGTTCCAGAACAGCCGGGGCTCGTTCGCTGTGATGGGCTGTCCGTTCTCCCACTTCACGGTGGGGACGATCTTGACGACAGGCCCCTTCATGCAGGCGAACGGGAACAGCGGGAGGTCAACGATGAACTCCGACAGGGCCTTGTAGAAGCCGCCGCTGTTGAGGATTTCGTCAATGCGCTCCTGCGCGAGCTTGGCGCGGCGGCGGGCCTGCTTCTTCTCGGCCGAGCGGGCGCTCTCCATAAGCTGTGCCATGCGGTCGCGGATTTGCGTGGCCGACACCTGGACACCGCCCTGTGCTGCCATCTGCACTTCCGAGACAACAAGCTGCTCGATCTTCTTCAAAATGTCCGGGGGCACGTCGGGATCGGCCGGGGACTGGATGCCCCAGGATCGGTCGGTGGCGAGGTAAATGTCGCGCAGGAGCGACGAGGCACCACGGCATTTCATCGCGATGGTGCGGGCATAGACCTCGGAGCCGCCGAATGCCCTGATCTCGGCCAGCTTGCTCGGATCGTACTCGCCGTTGAATGCACGTAGGGCGACCAGTAGCCGGTCACTCCAGCCATTCGCCGAGTTGCGGTGGCGGCGCATCTGCTCCCACTGCGTGCGAATATGCGCCCCGATGTTGGTGTCCAGGGCCGTGCTATCGCGCTGGGCGGCGGTGCGCGCCTCGTAATCCCGCCGGTCCTTGTCAGCGATCTGCTGCTCAAGTTCTGCCGGGCCGACGACCCGCAGGACACCGCGAGTACCTAGAGTGTTGGACATTCATGCCTCGCGCTGTTACCTTGGGGGTAACCCCCAGCCTCCGTGAGCTATACCATGAGCAACGTCGCTTCGCTACCCCCCACCGATATTGACAGCCAGATGCTCAAGGTAGCTCGGGCCATCGCAGTGGACTTGCACCCGATCAGGGAGATCATGTCGATCTATGGGATCGACCAGCGCACGCTGGATACATGGAACAAACATCCCCGGTTTCAATCCTACCTCGTGTCCGAGGCCGAAGCCTGGAACGCCGCGACGAACACCGCCGAGCGCGTGAAGCTCAAGGCCGCCATGGTCATGGAGGAGTTCATGCTCAAGGCACATGGCGAACTCCACGACGCACGCCAGGGCCTCAATCACCGGGTCGAACTGGCGAAGCTCGTGGCAAAGATCGCGGGCATTGACGGCAGCAGGGCAGGCTCCGGTGGCCCTGGTGAAGGCGGTGGTGGGTTCAAGCTCGTCATCAACATCGGCGAGGGGCGCAAGGCCACCAAGGTAGAAGCAGCAATCCCCATGCGGACCATCGAGCACGACGAGAACGATGGCACCGACCCCGACAATCTCGTGACCCTGGATTACTGACATGTCTGGAATGAACTTCGACGCCCCTCCGACAGTGGGCGACTTCATGGCCTCGGAGGCCTTCATCCGGGTCATCCTCGGCCCCGTGGGCTCGGGCAAGTCCACGGGGTGCCTGATGGAGATCGTGCGCCGGGCGTGCGAGCAGGAGCCTGGGCCGGACGGTCTTCGCCACACGCGCTTCGCGATCGTGCGCCAGACGCTCCAGCAGATCAAGCAGACCGTCCTCAAGGAGTTCTACACCTGGGTCGAGCCCATCGTTACCTTCAAGGTATCGGAGAACACCATCTACATGGAGTTCGATGATGTCCGGTGCGAAATTCACCTGATCCCGCTTGACGACGAGCAGGACCAGCGCCGCCTCCTATCCCTCCAGTTGACCGGCGCGTGGGTGAACGAGTTCCCCGAGATCGACCCGGCCATCATCCCCTCCCTCGCTGGTCGTCTCGGACGATACCCCTCTGCGGCCCAGGGAGGCCCCTCCTGGTTCGGTCTCATCATGGATGGCAACTTCCCGTCCGAGGGCGGCGAATGGCACACCCTGCTTGAACGCGAGCTTCCCGCCGAGTGGGAGCTTTACAAGCAGCCCGGTGGCCGGGAGCCGACCGCCGAGAACGTCGAGCATCTGCCTGCCGGATACTACGAGCGCCTGTGCTCGGGCCAGTCAGCAGATTGGGTGCGCCGCTACGTGGACGCGCAGTATGGCAACGATCCGACCGGCTCGGCTGTCTTCCGCGAGAGCTTCACCACTGACTTCCACTGCGTCAAGGGGTTGCAGCCAATCGGGGGCAAGCCGCTCCTCGTCGGGCAGGACTTCGGGCGCGATCCCTGGAGCATCATCTGCCAACTCGACCACCGAGGGCGCTTCATGATCCTGGAGGAGGTCGCAGGCGACGACATCGGTCTTGAGCAGCATATCAAGCTGAACCTCAAGCCCGCGCTCTATCAGGAGCGTTACATGGGTATCCCCGTGGCCGTCATCGGCGACCCGTCCGGTGCCGCCAAGTCGTCACTCTACGAAGAGACCTCGTTCGACATGCTCCAGCGGGAAGGCTTCATGGCGTTCCCGGCACCGACCAACGACATCGACCCCCGCATCCGCGCGATCGAGAGCTTCCTCCTGCAACAGGTCGGGGGTATGCCCGTCCTGATGATCGACCCCGACCGCTGCCCGGTGCTCACCCAGGGCTTCAAGGGGGGCTACCGCTACTCCAAGCAGAAGTCCGGCGTGCGCAAGCCGACCCCCGACAAGAACAAATACTCGCACGGGATGGACGCCTGCCAGTATGCGGCGCTCGCGGCTGCTGGTGGTATGGTGCAGGGGCAGATCATGCGGCGGTTGCAGCGGCCTGTCAGTCGAAGGCCAGCGTTCTCCAGCGCAGCGTGGACATGAAAAAGGGGGCCAATTGGCCCCCTTCTTTTTACGCCAGCAAGCTCGGCTTCTTCCGCAGTCGAACCCGAGAGAACTTGAAGTCGCCGTTCAGCACTTTGTTCCCCGCAACGGCGATGATGAGCCACATGGGGTAGACCTGTGTCGCCCCATCCGTCAGCACGTGCGCAGCGGGCCGCAGGAGCGCGCGGAACGCCTGCCCGTCATACTCGTAGGGGTTGGGGCTGCTGCTGATTAGGCTGCCAGCCCAAAGACCGTCCGCAGTCGCATCGGCGTTGGACGGTACGTAGACACCCCCGTTTCGACGGATGTAAGCAACAAGCATCCCCAGCCCGGTCAGCTTTCCGTTGTTGGGGTTGGGCGTCGCCTCGACCAGAAGAAGCGTCTCGGGGCTGTCCACCCCTGGCACGATCCCCACATCCGCCGGGACGACGGGGCTGCTGTAGATGGTGACCGTGGCGCTCGACGCCGGTGTCGAATGCCCAAGGTCAGTCGCGAGCAGCCTGATCTTGTTCTCCAGCCCCTTGCCATCATAGGACGGCTCGTTGACCACAGAGAATACGCCAGTGCCCGCACCGAAGCCACCATTCGCTGCCGTGAAGCCAGTCGGTAGCTGACCAGTGAAGCCCGAGGGAACAGCACCAGTCGTGCCAGCAATGGCAGTCTTGACAGCGTAGGCCTCCGCTTCCATGTCGCGTGTCGGGATGAACTTGCGCAACTGGACACAAGCCGCACGCCCGCCCTGCTGTGCACCCAGCGTCGCGAAGTGGATGCCGTCCCGTAGAGCCAACGGCTTCGGCACAAGGGAGCCGGGTAGCTCCGCTATGGCATC